ATCGTTTCTTCTTTCCATGCATCATCACGGCCAGGGACATCACGCCAATGAACATTCACAGGAATATAATTATTACGTTTGTCCTTGGCATCTTCCCACATCTTGTAGAAATGGTTCAATCCGTTGGGTGTGGACACCACAACAATCTTGGTAGATGTGCCCGATGAAATTGTAGGATAGACGGATGACATGAAATCGTCGGCAATGTTGGGGGGAACAAACGCAAACTCATCCAAAAGGATCATGTTATAGGAACCACCACGAATTGCCGAACTGGAAGTAGAGGAAGCAAGAACCTTTGAACCATTCTCTAGTTCAATATTACCCTTGTTCCAGATCAATACACCTTGCTGAAGGAATTTGGGCAGATTCTCGTATGCCAACTGTAGACGACCCAAGATGTCCCGTGCAAGAGAACCCTTGTTTGCAAGAATGGCAATGTTGACATCTTCATTGAACAGAATGTACCACAAAAAATATGAGACTACGGTAGTCGATTTTCCTACCTGCCTCGGGGTACAGAAGATGGAAAACCGATTCTTATGAATTGTGTTGATCATCGTTTTTTGAAAATCATAAAGTTTGAATGGAACCACACCAAGGTCAACATGAACAACCCTAACATGACTCTCAATAAAATATTGAGGGTCATTTGAACACTTGACATATTCCTCAAGCTGCTCTTCTGTAAAGCTGTATGGAATTCCGGCAGGCTTTAATAGTGGGTTGCCAAGATATGATGTCCGTTGTTCAATCTCCATTATTATTCTTTTTTGTGTCCTTTAGTTTCTGACTAATATGACCCTGACCCCGAAGAAATTTCTGAAGCTCGGCAGTGGACCCCATGAAGATGGCATTCTGAGTCACCTTCTTTGTAGACTCTTCGTCCTTGATCTTCTTCATGTCCTTTTGAAGTTCAATAAGATCCTTGTTTGTCTCGGCAAGTTGGCGCATGATCTGACCAACCACCTCGTATGCCCGTGGATGGTCGGAACCCTCTGCCAGTTCAACAATGCCCTGCAATGCAGTGCTGCCAGTTTCTATGATTTCTTGTAGATTATTCCGAACATACTCATAGTCTTCGTCTTGATGTTCGTGTCTTTCTACCACAGAAACCTCTTGTGGTGGCAACAACTCCAACTGATGTTCTTCGTCTTCACTCATAATTTATCCTGTGTTTGCATGAATTTTAATATAATCTATGTCCGTATGAATTTCCATTTCAGTATTATCATCTGATGCCTGGAACAAATCAAATCGAAGTGCCGTAATAATTCTATCATCCCAATCTGCCCTGTCCGCAAGATCCCAATTAACAGTCTTCCAATCAGTAGACAGCGTATCAAGACTGGTGCTGGTATATGGATTTACCCCTTCTTTATATCTATTTGTGGTGCCTGTTGTCCAGACATGCTTTTCAGCACTGTCCGTCGTCAACCACCTCAAAATGCCCGTCCACGCGAACACACTTGCACCATCTCCGTTTGTATCTTTTATTTTAAACCGCATGGTCACATTTTGAAAATTCTTACCATAGAACTGCTCAAATTTAGAATTGGTGTTGGCATAATTTTGAAGATATGCATGTTCCTCGTATTGGCTTGAGCCCAAAAGTACATCAGCAGTCTTTTTGATTGTGTGTCTTAATATTGAGCCCGTATGAGAAAGACTTACTTCACCATTTGCACTACTAGAACTTGCTTCGTATGTTTCCCAACCATCATGAGAGGTATTGCCTGCGGCTGGCCCAAAAGCAACTGGTTCAGTAAATGTTTGGTCATCAAACCGCCAAAACTGGTGAGTGTTTGCAGCAAATCCAATTTCATGAATATTGAATAGTTGTTTTGATATTCCATAATCACTATTGGCTGTGATCAAAAGAGGATCAATACTTAATGCTGCAATATTTGTTGCCAACCCATTTGCAAATTGACCGGGTGTAACGTAGATTTGTTCATAGTTATTTGCAATCGCAGCATTCATTGATGGTCGAAGATTAATTTTAATCTTATTAATGATGCCTGAATTTGAAACCGGACCAAACAACTGACCCTTCAGCGTAAAGTCCAAAGTCCAAATTATAATCCGGCGCTCGTCGTAACCACCTTCATAGCTATCTTCCATGTTGACAGAGTTGAGAACCAAAGGGAGATCCATATTCAATCCGAGTTCGGTTACACTCTTCAGACTAACGGTGAACTCTGGAGTGAAATATGGAAGAATCTGTTCAATGATGTGTGTTCCGTCTTCAATGTTTGCAATATAGACGCTTAATTGAAAATTAAAGTCATAAGGAACTGGTGAATATGTCGATGCAATCTGTGTATTTGATGTATCATCTCTTCTTCCATAATATCTTTGCATGGTATTCAGTTTGCGGTCGGGCGCATAGTTCATTGAAACCATTTCAAATGACATGCGAGGTAAAGAAATGGCAACCGGGCGATCTAAACTAAGATCCCGTGTGATTCTTTCAATATATCGTTGTTGTGGGGCATACGAAAAAGGAATTGCAATGGTGTCCGAATCCTCACCACTGGAGGCCCGGCGGTTAATTTTGATGTTGTTGAATAGCGTTCCAAATGCAACAACAAAATCTCGTATCAATCCATGTGAAAAAGTTTCAGCCAACATAATTTAGAAATTCCCGAATGGATTGTTGTCACTAAAGTCAAGAATGGATTTAGCAGTCTCTTCTATTGCGAAATTATCTTCTGTCGTACTTGACGCTTCTATTAATGTGTTCGCGAATGCCTGACCTCTGGGCCCGGTTGTCAGAGCAATCTGATCAATCTCATCAATACCCGTGTTAATTGTCTGTTGGTTGTATGCAAAGAGTTCACATCTAAGATCATATACCGGAAGTGTGCCCGTAGGGTAGAACAAACTTTCATGCTCAACAAACTGAATTTCAAATAGCTTTTTATTCATGGGGAAATAAATTAAGTCACCCTCTCTGGGTCGTTCGTATCCAGAATCCAACTGTTCAAATCTACGAATGGAAAGAGTGAATGTTATTTGATCACGAATATCAAGACCAAACTTGGAAAGGAAATCACCCTGACCCTCAAAGCCTTCTATATTCTTGACATACATTTCAATCATGTGATTGACACTATAGCTGGAAAGAGTATCCTCGCCTAATATCTGATCAGCACTGACCGATGATATGCGCGGAAGCCAATGAACATCCATGCCATAAAACTTGATACTTTCAATCAGAAGATCGTGTATCAGGTTTTGTTCTGGAGAACTACCATGATTATTAATGTAATGATTTGTGGGCATGTCTATTTACCCCACTAAAAAGTCTACGGGAAGTTCAAACGAAAGTGACATCTGTTCCTTTAGCTGTGCAATTTCTGTTCGGGCATCCTCAAGAATTGCTCGCCCATTCAGTGTGACTCCACCGGGAAGTTGGACGCCTTCAAGTTTGCTAAGATTCATTCCCCATTGTTCTTTGACGAGTGCAGTGGCATAGTCTTTCAGGAATATATCGTTCCAAAGCTCGGCAGTGTCTCCGACTTTTTGATATGTTTCTAATACAATATAATCTCCCGCACTAACATCCACACTCCAATCCCAATCAATGTAGACTTTGTTTGTTATACGGTTAAATCTCAGATTGCTCATGCCGCTAATTAAGTCTTGAACCATGTTGAGATGGGAGAGTCTCATCCAATAGTTTTGCATCTCTCGGACACCACGGGTGCTATAAGTTGCAATATCATTAAATGCCATCTGATAACGAATCGAAAACATGTTAGTTGTTTGACCAGAGCTGGCAAGCATTCTACTAATACCGACAATAGAATCGTTTTGCGATGCAGTAAGATCCAGATACTTTGCTGTGATATCATCAGCGTCTACTTTGTGCGACATAAGAAGTTTCTCGGTTCCATCAAAATGATACTCCTGCCAGAACCGTAGAGCATCATCAATTCGATCTTCCATTTGAAGTTCGTCTACGTTAATCTCGGTAACAGGATGACCCAACCGTCTTTTGATATAATCTTTAAATGTTTCTCTTGATGTAGGAACTGCCATTATTTCGATACCCCGGCTGTGGCTGTAAGAATGCCTTCTACAACTCTTAATTTATACTCTGTAACAGCATTTTCGATCATAACATCATACACATACTTGCCCGGAGTAAGGGTGAGGGTGTTTGCTTTATTTAAATGTAAATTTACAATCCCCGAACTTGCATCTTGCACCCAGACATTAAATATTGCTGCCGTATTCCCATGATAATAGCTTTTCTTGACATGACTGTTGGCTCCAACCGTATACAGGGTCAAATTTAAGGCAGTTGTAGATGAACCATTGGCATATGCAACAACATTTGCGTTGTAATCGGCCCCAATGTCAACGGTGATGTTTTGATACCTGCTTGCCATTAAAAGAATCCTTTAAATAAGAGTAGAATACCTAGATATTTATACTCCTTGCAAGTTGTTATTCGCCATCCGTTTGCCAGCTTGCAAAAGACTTAGCCTTGCCTCGTCAACATCTTCTCTCCATGTCTCATTTATGGGTGTGGATTCTTTCGCCTCTTTGATTGCACGATACCAAGTACCTTTACGTCGCTTGTCTACTTTTATTATTCCGGCATCCATATCATGCCAAAGCATATCTAGCTGTTCCGAGATGGGTGGATATGCCAATTGACGCCTGCCCACAGGTTCGGCCACTCTCTTAATATTTCTTTCAGCCCTTGCCTGATCTTTTAAGATTGTCTGTCGCGTCTCTTCCCACTTCTGTTTTTTTCGTATCTCCTGCATTGCCTTTTCTTTTTCTTCTTCTCTTTTCCTTTTCTCAGCATCTTTTATTTCCTGAGTCAAGGCAATCTTACTATTGTCTTTTTGAATTTTCATTTTAGCCCTCAATCATGTTGATTTTTATGACAGAATCGTGGCATCCATATGTCTTAAAATAGATAGCCATTTGATTTTGCTCTGGTATGTATGAAAAGTTATTACAAGACATTTCCAAAGTCTTGTCGTCATCTTCTTTAACTTTAAAAATTTGCCCATGATCTATGTCCACGGTCATGCCTGTTCTTAAACCACTAATTACCGCTTCATCTGTCCCGTTGGCAACAATGGTGTGTTTGTTAATTGTCAAAAAAGTCATATGCTCTATTCGGGAAATCCCAATAGGCTTGCCGGATGCAGAATCTTTCTTTACATATGTCCCCGCTAATTTTCCCCCAGACCTTCCAACATAATACTCGTCTTCGGTTCTTTGGCCAAAACTTTGAATTTGACCGGGAGAAACAGCATCTACAGTATATTTAATTCTTCCTGTGTCTTTGTCATAGACATATATAGTATCACTCATTATGCATCACCCCCACCTTCAATATCATATACAACATACGTTCCTATATAGGTATCAAACGCATCTGCGTTTCCAATTGCTTCGGCAGACCCGGCACCACCAAATCCAAACCTTCTACCTTCGGTGCCAACTCCAGCCTTTGGATTTCCTCCATACCAATTGTGTTTGGATAGTGACTGTCTTTGAATGTTGAAGTCTGTAGGAATTAGTTTCATCATTCTATGGGTTGCCGTACCCGGATTTCCATCAATCTTGGTAATGGACGCAGTTCTTCTTTGTTCAACCTTTTCTGCCGAATATATGTATCTTTGCCCGCCGTAATTAAAATATGGCGAGACATCCATTGCATAACCACCATCGGCATAATAAAATTCTCCGTATGGTGTATTTGAAGAAACCCACTGTGACGTATTGTTTGAAAACGAATTCCAGAAAGAATCCAAACTTGTTGGCTGACCCTGGAATGTTCTTGTCTTCAAAAATGCATCACCGGGTTCATACTGAGAATTTGATGGATAACCTTTTCCTTCAGTATTCGGTAATTGATTTGAAAACCGTGTTCCTTTATTCAAGAGAGGCCAGAATGGCGACCACTCATCTTGATCTTCTCTGCCAGTGACATCTGTTTGAGAATCTCTTAGTTGAGCTATTGTATTGTCCATGATGACCCCATGTTTGCTCATGCCGGTCTTGGCGAGGGCGACGCCAACCGCGCCCTCATTGGCTGACAACAAACCAGAGGTCTCGGCAAAACCATAACCATGTTCTTTCTCATCCATAAGATATGGAGACGACACAAAATTTTTCCCTCTGCTTGTTGCCCCGCTATCAGAATCTGCTCCAATAAATGCAATGGGTCTATAATCGCCATAACATGCTGCCATGTATGCAGGATGTCCTCGATAAAGTTTTAGGTCTTCGTCATCAAACCCCATTTCCTGACTTTCCTCCAAAAATTGTTCCTCAAGAGTCACTCGGTCACTCCCCACCACGGTTTCATTTTGTTGATCATTAAGCCAAGTAGTTAAATTGGAGCCCAATCCAGAATTTAGATCTACTGCACTCCGTACACCAGCATTGCCATCATAGAGGGTTCGCCAATCATCATGTGTTCGATTATCATATTCATTGA